AAATTTACAACTGCCATAGGATTTGATTTTACTAAAACAGAAGATAAAAATAATCTGTGTGCTTTTATATGTAGCTCGTGATTTTGTTCACCGAAAGCTTGTAGAGGTTGACCCATAAGTACAACGCTATGTTCAATAGCTGGATCCTGTGGTTGAGGTCCTTTTGGTAATGGTAAAATTTGTTCAACATCTTTCACACCTAATGCCATATACATTCTTCTGTAAGCTTCATACATATTGTGCATTTGAGGTGCTGCTTGAGCAAGTTGTAATTGATTTTGAGCAAGAGTTACTCTCTGTGACATAGAAAAGATGTTTGGATCTGATACAGGTAAGATGTCTATACTGTCGTCAAAGTCCTTCATCTTAATTTGTCTTGGGCCACCAGTCACGTTGTAAGGATAGACAGGAGGTAAGACTAATTTAAATATCTTAGCTAATAATTTGAATTCTTTCTTTTGTGCGTAGTGCAATCTTTTATGAACAGCAGACATTACTTTTGTGCCACGTTCCATTAGTGCCATTGTTGTTCCAACAGGAGTTTGTGAACTACCTATCTCTGACATTTGCATGTCAGCTACTGCAGCAAACTGTTTTCCTGCATCAACACAGAAACCTAAAAGTTGCATTAAGACTTGATCAGGTCCTTTGTATGGAAGAGGCATTAAAGCTTCTCTGATAATTCCGTTTGGTGCATCTACATCTCTAAACTCACCTGGTTGTAAAGGCTGATCGTCATCTCGTATTCTCAGTCCTCTAGATTTAAAACCAGCAGGTAAGTTGGATAGTGTTCCCGCATCCAGTAATTGTCTTAAAGCGGATGTTGCGGTTCTTGTCAAACCACCAATCATATGAATTAAACCAAAGCCATAAAATCCTAGACCAGGTAAGAATTTGTAATGTACAAAATATTCGTTTTTCTTTTTTAAAGGGTCACCTTCGTTGTAGTTTCTGTAAACAGATAAAACAGTATTAGAACTTTTATCTACAGTAACAACGTAGGGAAGTTTAATACCACTAGGTTCATTATCTTTTGGATTGATGTCTTCAAAGCCTTCTAGATCTAAATCCACATGCAGTTCATACAGCTCTGCCATATCATCCATAGCGTAAGTACCAGGACTCTCGCCATCAATTTGATTCATCTTTTCTTGTAGACCTGATTCCCCTGAACCATCGTTGTTCATTAAAGGGATGTCTTTGTAGAAACCAGAAATTTGTTTTTTGCGAAGGTCATTCATGGACATCTTCAACACTTGTGTAATTCTTTCACAGTTATCTAAGTCAGAACAACCATAAGGAACTATTACATCTTCAGCGGGAATAAATTTAGATGTTGCTCTTCCTTGAACTTCATCAAAGTAAATCTTTTTAAAAGCACTACCTGATAAAGGTAACTGAAATAACAACTGATCCATCTCAGGATTATAATCTTCCATGACGTGAGTAATCTCATAGTTCATGTAATCTTTTACACGTTCTGCTGATTGTTGAAGTTCAGGTGAATTAGCTCCTACCACTTGTGTACGTACAGGACCATCGCTTGGAAGTAATTCAACATAAGCCATCGCTTGAAACTGTGTTACAGCTTGTGCTAACATCGGGTGATTGACTGATGCTGCTCCTCTGAAGGGTCTTGTCTTTTCTTCGTACTTAAATCCTAAAAGATCTAAACCTTTTGTGTAGGACTGTTCCCAGTCTTCTCTTGTAGATTTATCATTATCTACTTTTTCAATTAAATCATTTGCTAAACCTTGCAGATAACCTTCGTCTAAAATTTCTGCTAAGTTACTATTAAAAGTTGTAATAAGTTCTTCTTCTTCATTAATTACGGCTGAGCCGTCTTCTATAATTTCTACATTTGGTTCAGATGAATCTTGGGTAAGATCTACTGTAGTACCAACATCTTCTGCTTGTAAGTCTTCGCCCCCGCCAGGGCCAACTGTTTTTGCATCACGTGCTAAATAGGGCACGTCTGCAGTGCTATCGAATTTTTCTGCCATTAATAATCACCATAAATATCTGTAATTGAAACTAACCTATCTTCAGGAATTATTCCACCTTCTTTTTTTCTAAACATAAACATTGGAGCTTTTTTTGTAGCTTCTTCTGCTCTTGGTAAAGTTAAAACCATCATATCCACTAAACTTGGATCATATTCCTCAAGAACTCTAATGACTGCCTCTTCTCCTGTAGGATCTACTAACTTATAGCCCTTTGACGTTTCGATTATATCACGTTTCAAAATAAATTCTGAGAATTGACCGGGTGCTATTTCTCTTCTTATCATTACTTTGCCAGAACCAAAGTTGTCTAATTCTTGCATCACACGTGCATCAAAATAAGCGGCATAACTTTCTGCATCTCTTATGTCTAAACCATCTGTCTGATCAAGAACATCTTTACCATCAACACCCTTGTTAAAGAACTTCACACCGAAGCTGCCTTTATTAGTATCTTTGATTTGTTCAACGTTTAATTCACCACCATACTTTTTTGCAATGTTTTTAAGTTGTTGAACACCAACCTTATCGTAGAGATTCTCAAATTTTTTCTTTGCATCACCTGTTTTATTCCAACGATTGTTAGCTCCCACTTCTGCTGGCATGATTGCAATTTTATTTATGTTTCTATTTTCTGCATCTTTAATTGTAGCTTTGAGTATGAGATCAACATAATCTGCTTGTTTATTAAAAGGAATAGGAGGAAAAGTAGTAACATCTTTTACACTCTCGTAGCTTGATCGATTATCAGCATATAATTGTAATTGTTCAGTGTCTGCTGACTGAGGAACTTGTACACCGTCCGTTAGATCATCAAACTTACTAGTACGATTTAAATTTCTTAACTCTTCGAAAACAGCAAATTGTTTTTTTTGTAGTTCATCAATCTTCATTAAATATTCAGGGTCAGTTCTATTAATACCCGCTCTCATTAAATCTTGCATCTCTGATTGAAAATCCATCATTTGTTTTTCAAACGTTGGTATTAACTCTTTAGCTACTGTTAAAGGATACGGTTTGATTAAACCTGTCTCCGCAAGTTTTTCTATTTGAGGAAGAGTTTTTTGTATTGAATCAATATTTTGCTGTGCTTGATTCTTAGTATAAATGTCATTAGTTTCAGTGGCTCTCTGTAATCTGTCTTGATTTATTTGTAATTTCTTTTTTTGATTTGATATTTCTGCAGCTAAACGTTCCTGTTCTTTACGTACGTTTGTTAAAAGATCTGTTTGCAACTCCTGTATAACACTTACCCTGTCTCCACCTGCATTTTTGTAATCGGCAACACGCGAAAACACTAAAACGTTCGGGTCACTAAAATGAGAACTAGCAATGAAAGGTGTATCCTCTCCAGGTAATTTTCCTGCAGAGATAACAATCTCTCTATAATTAGTTCCTACTTCATCTAAAGGAGCACTACCGGCGTTTTGATGTTGAGGTCTACCCATGAACTCTTGATCAGGCATTCCATAAGGTGTTTCAGTAGGACCCGCTTTTACTTTAACTTGTAGATTAGCAATAGGACTTTCTTCATAAAAATTTATTAGTTGTTCCTTTGTTATTCTTGAATTTGGGTAATATCTTTCAAAGTCTGCCATGTATTGAAATAAACCTGAGTCTTGTAACTCGGCAGAAGGAGAAGCGTTGCCTCCCTGTAGTTCATTTATCCAGTCTTGTGGTTTAGCTGCCTTAGTATTAGAGTTTTGAATTTTGTCTACAGTGAATGATTTAAGTGCAAAGTCATAATCTTTAAGACCCTCGACTGTAGGTAAGTTTGCTTGATTAGTATTAACATCTCTAGCAGGAGGAGGCACGTCTGTTTTACTTGGTGTATAAACACCGGGCATCTTGTCTTTAAAAAATTTAAATATTTTTGTTGGGTTGAAGGCGACCAAGTTTTGATCCTTTACTGCTTGTTGAAAAGCACTATCCCCTTCTATAGCGGGGTCGGGTGTAAAGTTTTGTTGGTTTATATTTTCAAGAGTACCCCCTATTGCTTTTCTCACTGCTCCACCTTTGTTAAAAGGTCTAGGTACAAATTCATCACCAAACTCTCCTGTAACTCCAATTTCTTTTACTTGAAAATCTTTTTTAATTGTTTCACCTTTAACATTTTTACCAGGCCCTTTTCTTTCCGCTATTTGTTTAAAATGTTTTTCAAGAGCGTTTACTAAAGTATTTTTACCTGGAGATTTTTTTGTACCTATATACCTCATTTCTCCACCTATTTCTGTAAATACAAGAGTGCCTAATTTTTTTGCTTTTTTATCTAATTCATTTAATTTTTGCATTTGCTCGTCACTAATACTTCCTGTTTCAGCAACTTTATTTTTTATTTTTATTACTTGTGACTCTATTTTTGCGTGATGTACATTATTAGTTCTATTAAAACTCAACCTTGAAGAATCAAAATCAGCTCCTTGAAAAGCTCGTGGATCTAGTTTAAGAGGAAAATTATGTGATATCTGCAATTGATATTCCCCAACATTTTCATTTGCAAATTGTTTTGGATATTTTGTTTTATAATCTTCAAACATTTCTTTTATAGTTGTATTTGCAATATTTTTTTGTTGATCGAGGTATGCTAAATTATTTAATTGATTATTAAATTCAGTTTTCCAGTTTGGACGTTCTGTTTTAAGATACTCTACAAATTTTTCTGCAGCTTGTTGTCTAGACGCATTATCAGGTAGTCCTAAATCTTTATTGCTAGTGCTTCTAAATAATCCATCTAAAAGTAAAAATTCAGATCTATCTTGTTTACCCCCTTTATTAATTTTGTCGATTCCTAATTCTTCTTTATTTTGTCTAAGTATTTTTTCAAAAGAATAATTTTCTGAAGGAGAAGCATATTTACTTACAATAAACTTATCTTTGTATTCAGGTTTGGATGAAAAATTTTGTTTTACTGTGCCTATATCTACATCAAATAGATCTGCAACTTGTGCAGGTGTAAGAGAATCAGGATCAGCTTGATTAATATACTCATTTATTTTTTTTATATTTTCTTTGAAATTTTGTTTTCTAAATGCATTTTTACTTTTTAAACTTTGTTCAATATCATCTAATGAGTAATCCATATATAATTCTGGATTAAAGGTTACGGCACGACCTTTACCGCTTTTATAACTAATTAAGTTATTAACTAAATTTCTATCAATACCGTATTTGTCTGGACCTAAACCTTTTTCTAATTCTCCAGATTTAATTTTAGACATAACCTCGTTTATTTTTTCCATTCCTTTTTTTGTTTGAGCTAATTTATATACCCCTCCCTTTCCTCTGCTTTTTATATAATCATCAAAAGCATCAAGCTTACTAGGAGTTTTACCACCACCTAGTATCTCTTGACCTAATTCTACTTTTTGTTGTTTAGAAATAGGCATCTTGTTAATTACTGAAATTGGATCAGCTTTT